CTATGAAGTAGCCGTCTGTTCCGTGTTCTTTGTCTGGGGTGAAAACGGCGACGCTTTGTTCTTTTCTGTTTTCGCTTCTGCTGTCCTCGTGGTAATGGCTGAAACAGTAATATTTTTTTAGCCCGAATACGGAACCAGCAAAGTTTGTAGTCACGCATGTTTTGTCGTCAAAGAAACCAGGGGCTAGGTAGTTGAGTGTGGCGCCGGAACCGAAGACGTAGATCGTTTCGTCTTTGTGGGTGTTTTTGAATTCTGTTATTTTACGCATCCCAGCCGAGTTCCCTTCGTCGTGTCAGGTCCCATTGTCCTATTGGTGGTGTTCCATCTTGCCATCGTTCTAAGTGGAGTGCCTGGTTCGCTTGGAAGCTGCGCGTATTTTTTTCAGCCAATTCTGGCGATGCTTTGATGGTTGATGAGTTGTCGTGTTGTACGGCTGCGTCCGACACCAGAATTGGTATTCCGTTGTTCCTGGCGCGTTGCTCGTAGTCGTTGTCTTCGAAGTAGGCGGGCACATAGCATTCTGAAAAGAGGCCAATTTTTTCTACCACTTTGGCTCCTATCCAAACGCAGGACCAGCCTGGCGTTGCGCTTGAGAATAGGATCGCTTCTTCTGATGTGTCGTTGTGGAAGCGCTCTAGTTGCCCTGGTTCGAAGGCGGCGTCTGAATTCATAAGTATCCAGCCTTGCGCGTGTGGTGTGGCTTTGATCCCCAAGTTCCATGATGGTGCTACGCCCAGGTTTGTTGGCATGCTCCACACGCGGTAATTTTTCACGTGGCGTTTGTCAATAAACCAGGGGTAGTCGTGGAGTGTGCTTTGTCCTCCGTTGTCAATGATGAGAAGTTCTGCGACTGGGTAGTCGATTGATTTGATGGCGCGTTCGAGGAGGTCGTATCTGTTTAAGACTGGGATGATGATGCATGGCACCATTCTGCGAGCTCCTTCATAATCGGTTTCCAGTGGGTTGCCCAGACTTGATCTGCGTCGTATTGTTTCGCAAAGTTGACGGCTGTTTGGTTTGTTCCTCGTGGCGTTTCGTATGCGTCTTTTAAGGCTTCAAGTATTGACGGAACTTGTGGCGTGCAGAACCACGACTTTTGGTGGGCGTCCCAGAATGGCTGAACGTCAACGGCCCAGCCTGCTCCGACTAGTTCTGGTTGCGCTGTGAAGTCCGAGACGATGACTTGTGTTCCGCAGGCTTGTGCTTCGATCACTGGAATGCCGAAGCCTTCGCCCATGCTGCAGGCTAGGAGGACGTCTGCTGCTGTGTACATGGCTGCGAGTGCGCCTTGTGGGAAGCCGGCGCGGTATGAGTATTGGTCCACGATTTTGTATTGCTGTGGTTGAATTCCGCAGGCCTCCAAAAGTGGCACGAGGTTTATGCCGCCCATCGCGCCGTCGCGTTCTGTGTGCAGGTAGAGGATGGCGTCTGGTCTTGTTTCCGCGAAAATGCCAAACGCCAGCAGGTTTTCTCCGAATGATTTACGGGACGGGTTTTGTCCTTTGTTGGCTGCGTTCATCATGACCACGAATTTGTCTTCTGGTATTTGCATGAGTTCGCGTCCAGTCCATTCGCGTTGCCCGTTGCTCCACTTTGCTGTTGGTTTGAATGTGGCGTCGATTCCGTGTGGCGCGTAGAACGCATCCACTCCTTCTGCTTCAAGCATCCGAAGTCCGAATTCCGACATGGCGATCGGCTTCACGTTGTCGCGTTTGCACCAGGCGATGGTTTCTTCTGGGCATGGGGCGTGGTCAATTGGTACCCATGAGGCGATGTTTGTTATCTGGTTTAGCGACGGGGACTTTAATACCCAAACATCGAAAAGTGTCATAAGCAAGGCGGGGAGTTCTTTGTTGCCGTTGGACCAGTCCATCCAGTGGGCTGTGAGAATGTCGTCGCTGTAAGGCGCCATTCCTCGTGGGTATAACTTGATGCCGTTCCACATCGAGGCGACGCCTTCGATGCCGTACATCGCGTGGATTGCTACTTCGTGGCCTTCTTTGATGAGCCTGGGGACTGCTTGCGCGGTTTGCGTGCCGTAGCCGGTTGGCGCGAAGGGCGCGTTTGAATACCAGAGAATTCGTAACGCGTCTGCATTGGCTCGTCTGCTTGTTCCGGCAGGTGCGCTATTCCCCTTCGAAGTAGGAGCTGCGCTTCGATGTCTGGTAGTTCGACCATTGTGCTCTGGATGATTACGCGCATTGCCCACCTTTGTCTCCTTGCAGGTCGCAGAAATAAAATGAGGGCGACGCGCCCTGCGTGTTCGCGTCGCCCTCAAATTTAGCCGCCTTGCGGCAGCGCTCGCATCTGTCAGCTGTTTATGGCTGGAGCAGGTGCTTGACGTGGCTTGTTTGTGGCAGGTTGCCGTCCACGCGGAATGTGGCGCGGAAAGTAACCAGGTTGCTGCTGAATGCGAAGTCGTCGCTTCGATCCAAACGGAGGCCGCCTACGGTTCGCACGTAGTACGAAGGTAGGTGTCCAACAATTACCGACTTGGTCGTTGTCGCAACGTCGACCATCGACGGGTTCTCGTAGATTGGTTTTCCAAGCAGCATGTCTGGGCTGTCCATTGCGAGGCTCGGCTGGAATACATAATTCCCGGCCGTGTCCTTCAGCTTTCGAACTGCTCCGACTGACTTGCCGTTCATCATCCATGCGACGCCTGGGAGGTTGCGTGCGCCGCCATCCAAAGAGTAGAGCAAGTCGATGAGGTTGTCTGCTGTGAATGCTGTCGCTGTGCCTGCGGTTCCGCCAACAGATGATGCTGCGACAATTCCCTTTGGCATGTCTGTGCCTGTTCCAACGGTCAATGCTGAGCCGACTGCGAAACCGAGGGCGTTACCGACTTGGTCTGCCATGAAGCCGAGAATGTCGACGCCACTGTCTTCGAGCAATTCATTCGACAACTGAACAAGGAACGAATATTTGTACGCGCCGAGTGTGATGAACGAGTTGAATACTGGATCGCTCTCAGCAATTGCTGAGCCTTCGCCTGTCACTGTGCCAACTGAATAAGTTGACAAGGATGGGATTTGGAGGTTCTCTCCGCCGGTTGTGTTCAGGACGGTTGATGTCTGAAGAACTGGCGCGATGAGGCGTGCCTTCATAATCACTTGGTCGTAGAACGAAGTCGGAACCGGGGAGCCAGTGCTTGACTTCAGAATGTCGCGGCGCTCGAAGTTGTGTGAGCGCTTCTCATTCATTACGAGGGAGCGGATGTGTGCGACGTCGTCTGCGACTGGGGCTGCCGACATTGGGCGTACCTGGTCTGCGATTTCGCGTGTTGCTGCGTCCATGCGGAGTTCGCGTGTTTCGTCTTCACGGAGTTTTGCGATGGTTGCTGCGCGGTCTTCGAGGTCTTTGGAGATGCGACTGTATGTCTGTTCTTCCTCTGCTGAAAGGTCACGCTTTTCTGCTGATGCTTTGTCAAGGATTGATTTTGCTTCGTTCCATGCGCGGTTACGAATTTCAACTTGACGTTCGATGTATTCCTTCATGATGTTTGGTTCCTTCTCCCTGTTCAGGGCGATGTTGTTGATGGGTGTACGCAGGATTGTTTTTAACCTGATGCGGCTCCGCTATCAGCAACTTCGAAGGCGGCTCCGCTCATTCGATGAAGTTCTAAAAGACTAAGCGATATTTTTTAGTAGGTCAAGGTGCTTAGTCATAATGCCAACGCGTGACGGTGGTGCTTCTTGTTGTGGTTCAAGTTTGGCCACTGTTTCTCGAATGACTGCCGCGTGGTCTGCGCTTAATGTTTGCCCTGCTTCGAGTGTGTTGATCGCTGCTGCGAGTTGGTCTGCGTCTATTCCAGTGCGTGTCGCCAATGCGTCTAATGAGCGAACTGTGGCGCTTGTTGCTGCGTATGCAGGGAAGCCTGTTACCACTGAAACTTCGAAGAGTTTGATCTGGGTGAGTTCGCGTTGCATGCCGTCGTTGCTCCACTTGTCTCCGCCTTGTGGGACGGTAAAGCCGAAGCTCATCGAGTCGACGTCTTTGCGTTGCATGAGGATGGAAAGGTCGCGCCCGACGGTGGTGTCTGGCAGGTCTGCTTCAACGTGCAGGCCTCTGCTGTCTTCTTCTAGTCGGAGGGTTTTGCCACGTGTGGTTGCCAGCAGCATGTTCGAGTCGTGGTTCATGTACATTCGGATGTTGTTGCGGGCCTTTAGGCTTTTCGCAAATGCGCCAGGTGCGATGCGTTCGATGAATGGGAGCGGCTCGCTGTCGCTGTTGAATACTGCCGCGTATCCACTGAAGGTCATTCCTTCTCCTTGTGGCGCTGCGCGTAGTTCGAACTCGTTGAATGTTACGCGTCTTGTTTCTATCTGGTCGCTCATGGTGTAAATACTAACAACATCTGAGTTCGAGCTCCTTGTCGACTTTGGATGTCCCTTTGGGAGCAGGTCGTTGTCGGTCACATAATTTTTGTTTTCTGGTCTTCCGTTTCGTAACAAATATAGGAAGGCGTTTACTCTTGCGTATGCCCATTGGTCTCGTGTGACGCCTGGACGATGCGAAGTTGAATAGGCGCCGGCTCCACGTCGAAAGACGGTTCTCAGCATTCCGACTGTTGCTCGTTTGCTTTGGTTGTCGCCAACATCTTTATTGTGTTCTTCGGCTTTGTTTTTCAGTCCTGTTTCAACCGCTTCAGAAAGTTCTATAGTTTTTTCTCCTGCAGGAGCTTTAGCCGAGCCAGGCGGGTTCTTCTCTGAACCTGTGATCTGGTCCTTCGCTGGAGCTGGGGCGTCAGCTCGTTCCGCTTTGATGGCTTCTGCTTTGTTGCTGAACCAGTCCATCGCTGGTTTGGGGTTCAGGGGGTTTATTCCCCAAAGGTAGAAGGCGACGGCGCCTGGTCCTGGGTATTCGTCGTTGTCTGGGTTCGAGTTCTTTGGTGCTTCCAAATCGACGAGGTGTCGTTGGCCCCATGCGTTTGAGCGGATCACTTTGTCTTCGCTGATGTTGCCGTCTGCCATCTGGCGTGCTTCTCGAATTGTTCGCTCAACGAGTCCGTCGCCGCCTAATCCTTCCCCGTAGTATTCGAGTCCTTGTTTCGCTGCTGCTTGGATGTATCTCGGTAACTCAAGTTTAACTTGACGATATTCATCCTCGTCTTGATGCTCCTTGTCTTCCTCGTGGTGGGGTTGCCAAGCGTTGCAGTAAAATCCCGCGTTGACATAGGCATCCCACTTCATACAGTAAGCCTGAATTTCGTCGCCTTCGCCTTTTACTTTGTCTTCGCTGTAATATAAACAATTTCCACACGCGCGGCCTTCAGGCACGTCTGCCGCTAATGCTGGACGATAGTTGTCTGGCAGGGCCCGTTCTCCGCCTGGCTCCATGTCTTCCGCTAATGAAACCGCGACCATCTGGTCTATCGCGTCCTGTTTCGTTGTGTGGCATCCGATCACTTCGCCGTCTTCTTTAATCATCGCCCAGCCTTCGCAGCCGTCCGCTTTGTCCGTTATGAAGTACGGCATCAGAGTTGCTGAAGCAGGTAGGACAGAACGTGGCTGCTCTTACTTGAGACGGCATATAGCTCTGTTGCGGGCGTGATGTCGAAGTCGTGATGCTCTAGTTTCTGTAGCGCCAGTCCGGTGCTCGTTGTTACGCCTGTGCCGCCAATGTAGACGGCGTCCGTGTTGTCGTTGTTCTGCAGGATGACGTGTCCAAAGTTTCCGCTCGTTCCAAGCACACGCGTTGCTGCTGTTCCGACGCTCACTTGTCCTGTTTGAATTGGCATCGTCTTCCTACTGTTTGACGTCGTATGCGGCTTGTGGGTCTGCTGGGTTCACGCTTGCGAGTGGTTGCAGGCCTGATGATGGGACGCCTGTGTGTTCGACTGCTGGAAGTCCTAACGATGCGAGGACTGCTGCTGGGTCAAAGCCTGAAAGGATGAGGCGTTGGGCAAT